TTTGATATGTGGAGACCAGATTATTCTGATCAAAAATTATCCGACGTTGTAGTTCCTGGTTCTTCTAGTGGTTCTAGAAATATTTCTACAGCAAAATTCTACGTTGTAAATAGCAAGTACGAAGTATTCAAATGCTTATACAATGGAGAAAGACCTGTTTCTCTTCTTCCTGGTGGTGTTCTTCCTAGTGTTTCATACGAACCATCAACAACTCCATCTAATGGAACTTATTCCAGCGGAATTTATAAAGAACCAGTAGATTCAAATGGATTTACAAACTATGTTTGGAAGTATATGTATACTATTCCAACCGATGATGTTATTAGATTCCTCTCAACAGACTTTATTCCCATTGTAACTGATGCAACTGTTCAAGCAGCAGCTGTAGATGGTGCAATTAGTACGGTTGTTATTAAGTCAGTTGGTTCAAATTTACCAGCAAGTCAAACCGCTCTTTACACTCCAATATTAGGAAATGGTACAGGTGGTGTTGTTAAATTTGGAACAGATTCTTCTGGACAAATAAATTATGCAGTTTTATATGCAGCTGGAAGTGGATATACTTATGGTAACATTGTCCTCAAGAATGGCAAAGTATTCACAAACGCTGGATTAACAACTACCATCAACGTTGGAGCTTCTGCTACTGGTTCTATAGAAGCAGTTATTTCTCCACAAGGAGGTCATGGTTCTGATCCTATTTCAGAATTGAATGCTAAACGTATCATGGCAAACATTAGACTTACTTATGCAGAAGGTGGTGGAGACTTCCCTGTAGAGAACGATTTCAGAAGAATTGGTATTCTTCAAGACCCATATCTATATGGAACTGCCACTTATGCAACAGTGGATACATTATCAAACTTACGTGCAGTTAAATTAAATAATGTATCTGGAACATTCCTCGCAGACGAAGAAATTACACAAACAGTTACTGGTGGATATACTGCTAAAGGAAAAGTAGTTGCTTGGACTTTAGACAGTGGTAGTAATACTTCAGGAGTATTGAAGTATTTCCAATCTCCAGATATTCATACAGATGATGGAATTGTTAGAGCATTTGAATCAAATGGTTCTAACGTAGTTACTGGAGTATCTTCAAACATCACAGGAACTGTTAACACTACATTCAATAGTTCTCTATTAGGTTCTACTTTTGTAAACGGTTTAGCAACTCCAGAAATTCAACCAAATTCTGGTGAAATTGTTTATTTAGAAAATAGAAGACAAATCACAAGAGCTATCGACCAAGTTGAAGATATCAAATTAGTTATCGAGTTCTGATATCTTCTAGAAAATAATTAGGATAACTTAGAAATAAAATGCCTATCAATCTTACTGTGCCTCCCTATAATGATGACTTTAAAGTGTCAGATGGATACTATAAAGTATTGTTTAGACCTGGATATTCAATCCAAACTAGGGAATTAAACAATCTACAGTCAATCTTACAAAATCAAATAGAAAGCATTGGTAAGAATAGATTCAAACAAGGTGAGCAGGTAATTCCTGGTGAAGTATCTTTTAATAATAAATTAGATTTCGTAAAGTTATCATCTGTTTCCGAAGTTGCTGTAAATATTAATGGCAATATAGAATATAAAAAATACGACATCAAACAATTAGCAGAATTAAAAGCAACATTAAAGGGTTTGACATCTGGAGTAACTGCTACTGTTCTTTCTTATTCATATTCAAATGAAAATGAATCTGATGTTTTATATGTAAAGTACACCAATAGTGGTAATGCAAATAATGAAAGTACTTTCAGACAAGGAGAAACACTAGAAGTACTTGATATAGTAAATTCACCAACTTTAGTTGTTGGAACTGATGGTAGTGTTTTACCAACAACTATTGCTGTAAAAGATTACGACACAGGAGTTATTACAGAAAAACCAAGTTTGGCAATGGGATATGCTTCTGCGGTAAAAGTAGAATCAGGTGTATATTTTGTCAATGGTTTTTTTGTAAACAACCCAGAGGAGTTAATTGTTGTAGATAAGTATTATGATAAACCTTCCGTCAAGGTGGGTTTTGAAATATCAGAAAATATTATAACACCAGAACTTGAAAATGATTTATATGATAATTCAAGAGGTTCTACTAATTTTTCTGCTCCTGGAGCGCATAGATTAAAAATAGGATTGACATTAGTTGCTTATGACTATGATTACTATCCAGATAGTGCTTATATTCAGTTAGTAACAATAAAAAATGGCGAAATTCAACAATTAATTAAATCAACTGATTACAATATCATTGAAGAAACATTAGCAAGAAGAACATACGATGAATCTGGTAATTATGTAGTTAATAATTTTTCTTTAGATTTAAGAGAGTATTATCAAAAAAATAACAATAAAGGTTTCTATCCATTAAATACATCTACTAATTTAGTAAATGGTAAATCGATAGAAGAAGCTTCTTCTTTAATGAGATTGGGAGTTTCTAGTGGTAAAGCATACATCAAAGGTTACGAAGTAATCAAAAAAGATACTACATATTTGGATGCAACCAAAGCTAGAGATACTTTAACCACTGACAACAATGAAATAAAAACAACATCTCTTGCTTATTTTAACGTAACCAATGTTTTTGGTAGTGTTCCTCTTAACGTCTTTGGGCAAGATTTAACTGCTTATCCAAACGTTTATTTAAATTCTGTTTTTAATGATGGTACTATTGGATTAAATAACACTGAAAAGGCAACTGATCCAAAACAAACAGTAAATAGAAGAAGCTTATCTTTTGGATTGGATGATGGTATTATGACCATCTGTTTAAAAAATCCTTCTTCTTTTGGTTCCAGAACTTTCCCATCTCCAACCGAATTTAATACCAGTTTCCAAAAACTTTGGTATGTAGTTAGTTTAGGTGTAAGTAGTGTTAATACTGTTGCTAGAAGCGTAAATGTACTTTCTTATTCAATAGTTACAAGAAAAGATATTCCATATTCTGGCAATACTCCACCAAGTTATTTGGAGTTAACTGTTTATGGAGATAAACAAGATTTACAAAACTTTTTAGTAGAATATGATGAGTATGACCCAACTAAGAGAAGACTCTTATTTGCTACCCAATCTGATGCTCAAGGATACTATTTCCAAGCAGTTGGTGTAACTGACATTACTCCATATTCCCAAATTATTGATTATGGTTCAATCACCACTCCAACCATTGGTTTATGCAAACCAAAAGATTTTACTCTAATTGAAAAAGGTTCTGGATTTAATACTGACGTTGATATTGTACTTTCCAGAGGAAGATTATCGGAAGGTACATCAACTTACAATTCAATTTTTAGATTATCTTATTTTAATCCAACCTTCTTCACTCAAATTACATTAGATTCCGTTATTCAAACTTCCACATTTTTACCTGGAAAATATATCACTGGTTCCACTAGTGGTTCTTATGGTGTTATTGAAGGTTCATATACTTCAAAATACACAAATGGCACAATTCTTTTTGTAAAAACATTATCTGGAAAATTCTTAAGTGGAGAAACAATTAGTGATGAAGCAGGTAATTCAAAGAGAATTGCTAGAGAAGGAACTATATCTCACTTTATTGTTAATGATAGAGGAGCTGGTTATCCATTATCATCTCAGATAAAAATTAATGGAGTATCCTATAATAATTCTGCGGTAGAAATTGGATTGTATGCTACTCAAATTTACAAAATAAACATTAAAGATAAAAATTTAGTTTCTCAAGTTTATTCAAGTGTTCCTGCCATATCTTTTGATACTGGTAGCACAAATCCAACCCAATCTGCTGTAGTAACTCCCATCCTATACAGAAACACAGTATTGGATTATAGTTCGGAAAATGTCAAATCTTTAAATTGCACTTTTGGTTCTGGAAATTCTCACACATTTACTTGTGATGTAGAATCTTTCAAATCAGACTATGTTACTTCTAAAATTTTAACAGACTTCACATTCTCTGGATATAAAGGAACAAATTATATTGAATGTAATGGTTTCTCTGGCGATCCTTCTAGTGATTTAATTCCTGGAGATTTAGTTCAGTTTACTGATGCTGCATCAAATGTTGTCAGAACTTTAGTCAGAAGAGTTGACAAAGCAGAAGGATTAATTAAATCAAAAATATATTTTGATAGTATTTTACAAAATGATGTAGTAAATACTAGCGTTGTTAGAGTAAGACCAATTATTCAAAATGCATCAAAATCTTCTCTATTAATTCCAACAGGATATAGATATCTTAGCAGCGTAGTAAAAGATCCAGAAGATTCTGCTATCAAATATTATTTTAGAAGAGACTTTGTTGTCACAGCATCTACAAGCGGTGGAAACATTACATTTGCTGCCCAACTACCATATGGAACGCAAAGATTTGCACAGTTCTCAGAGAAGAATTTTATATTAACAGTTTTAGATAAAAAATCTGCTACAACTGTCGATACAGGAGATATTGTTTATTTAAAGAGTAGTCAAGTTACTATAACAAATTCAAATAATGCTGCTGGAGGAGTTACTGCTGGTAGTGTTACTATTTCGTTGCCTTCTTCTTTCTTTGGAACAAGCACTGATTTCCCACTATTAAAACTAACTGCAACTATTGAAGTTTTAAAAACAAAACCAAGACTCAAAACTATCTACAGAAACAAAAGAATACTTGTAACTTCGCCTGGGGATAAAGTAGTTCCTTTCCGAGGAATAGATATAGATTCCAACAAATCTGATGTTTTGAGTTATTCTGATGCTATTTCTGTTGCTCACATTTATGAAGGAACCGTACAATCACCACCTGTTATTTCTTCAACAAATGAACTAATTACAGGAACGGATGTTACCGAAAAATTCTCATTTGATAATGGACAAAGAGATACATTCTATGATGTTTCAAGATTGGTTCTAAAACCAGGATATATTCCACCAACTGGACAGTTAATCATTGTATTTGATTACTTTGAACACAGTCAAGGAGATTTCTGCACTATAGATTCTTACATTCATGAATCTGGCGTAGGATTGGATGAAATACCAACATTTAATTCAGCTATCTACGGAAATATTTCTTTAAGAGATGTTATTGATTTTAGACCAAAAGTAGATTCAAGTGCATTTATCAGTGGATATCAAGATACTGCAATACTTTCTGTATCTGATTATAATAATTTTACTGGGTCTGGTGGTGTTTCTTCTAGTACACCAGCAACAGAAACAGAAATTAGTTACACAATTTCTTTCTCCACTAAACAATTCCTTGATAGAATAGATGGAGTTTTTCTAAACAAAAAAGGTGAATTTGTTATCAAAGAAGGAAATTCCTCTTTAAACCCAACAAAACCAGAAGATATTGAAGATTCAATACCACTATATTACTTGTATGTTCCTGCGTATACAACAGGTGTCAATGACGTAAGAATTATACCTGTTGATAATAAACGCTACACTATGCGTGATATTGGTAAACTAGAAAAAAGAATTGAAAGACTAGAAAAATACACTTTATTAAGTATGCTTGAGCAACAAGCACTTAATATGCAAGTTAAAAATGAAATTGGAATTGATAGATTTAAATCTGGATTTTTAGTTGATAATTTTGAAAATCATGGTATTGGTAATTTAGCTTCATTAGACTACAAATGTTCTATTGATACTCAACAATCAGTTTTAAGACCAAGATCAATAGAATCTTGCTTTAAACTAGAAGAAATTAATGTAAGAGAAGAACAAAGAATTTTAGACCACTATAAAAAATCCCATGATATAGTAACTCTTCCATTCTCAAGCGTTGAATTAATAAAAAATCCATTCGCTACAGAAAAAATCAATATCAATCCATTTGTAGTTATTCAATACGTTGGTGATGCTCGCTTATCTCCAAATGTGGATAGATGGTTCTCAGACAGAGAAAAACCATTAATCTTGGATAATGATAGTAAAGTATTTTCTGTCTTTTACGCCAAAGATGATGCAAGAGAAGGATTTGCAAGTATTTACAATAACTTCATCGTAGATTGGATAGGAACTAATAGAGTATTCTTCAATACAACTCCACTCAATGAAGTATCATCCATTTCTGCGTTAGATACCTCAACAATTGCTACAATTGCATCAAGTTCAAATATAAGTCCACAAAACAATCAAATTGGTCAAGGAGTATCAACTAAAACTGTTGGTTCTGTAGTTGTGTCTTCAAGTCTACAATTATTCTGCAGATCCACGCCAGTATATTTCAATTTGACAAGAATGAAACCGAAGACAAAATTATATGTCTTCATGGATAATAAATCAATTGACAGATGGGTTGTTCAAGATTATAAGTATACTGGAATTGCTGGGAACTCGTTGAGTTCATTTAATAGTGGCATAACTACAGATTCAAACGGGAATGCAAGTGGAATGATTTTAATTCCAGATGGTTTACCACCACAATCTGGTTCTTCTTGGACTGGAGATACAAAAACTGTTTTTTACGATGAAACTGGTTTATCTCTTTCTTTTGTTACTGGAGAAAAAACTATAAAATTTAGTTCTGATGATATGGGTTCTACTGATTCTACAGTAGATTCTTTCACAGAAGTCAAATACTATGCTTCTGGTACATATCCAGAACAACCTTCAACAATTATTTCAACATCACCTGCAATATTTAAATCTACAGAAGGAATTCAATTTGTAGAAAATACAAAAGCAGAAACTTCACCAAATCCAATTACTCAAACATTTACAATACAGAAATTTACTGGTGGAGTTTTCTGCACGGGTGTAGATTTATTCTTCGCTAAGAAAAGTTCTAGCATACCAGTAAAAGTTTACTTAACAAATGTTGATAGTGGTAAACCTGGAAAATATATTGTTCCAGGAAGTGAATGCGTATTGAATCCAGATACTCAACTAAAAATTTATACAAACGGAACTTTATATATTTCTCAAGGAGAATATTGTACGGGCATTTCTTCTGGTGCTTCAGGACCAATTAAAGAAATTTACGATAAGAATAATTCTTTAGTAAATCCTTCAATTACTGGAGTTTATACTTTAACTAATGATCAAGTATATACATTAGTATTGAGCAACCATAATGGCAAAAACTATATTGCCACAGAAGAATTGGTATTCCCTTCATTAACATCATACAATGCTGCACAAAATACTTCTCTGAGAGTTTTCATTCCAAAAGATTCTGGAAAAATCAAATCCCTCAGAATAAACAATACTGGTGGAGGATACGAAACAGCAACTATAACTATCCAAAGTCCACAACTTCTTGGAGGAGTTCAAGCAACTGCAACTTGTTCCGTTTCTTCTGGAAGCATATTTGATACTAATTTAATTGTTGGCGGAAGCGGATATACTGATGTACCTTCAGTAATTATCAAAGGAACTGGTTCTTCTGCTTCTGGAGCATCAATAGAAGCAATTTTAGATATTGATACTCCATCTGTAAGAATGGGAGTCGCAACTGACCCTGGAACAACAGATGTACAGGATTCTGTAACTCCAACCAGATTTAATTTTGAATATCCTGTTTATTTACAAAATAACACAGAATATGGATTAGCAATTGAATCTGATTCGACTGATTACATTATCTGGGGATCAAAATTAGGAGGAACAGAAGTAGCTTCTAATTCTGTTGTAACTGCAACTCCATTATTGGGTTCTGTATTTAAATCACAAAACGTTGATACTTGGTCCGAAGATATTTTTGAAGATATCAAATTTACTTTGTATAGAGCAGAATTTGAAATCAAATCTCCTGGTTACTTGTATTTAAGAAACAAAGAATTGGGATATGAATTGTTAGACGAAAATCCTTTCGAAACAGATTCTTTATCAGACAGCAATGCAACGTCAAGTCTATTCAGAAATAATAATAAAATTGTAAAAGTTTCTCAAAGAAATCATGGTTTTGAAGATTCTGGTAATTCATATGTAAACTATAAATCAGTTCCTAACTTTGCTGGTTATAGTTCAGAATTATTTACTTCTACGTTGTTCCAAGTAGATAATGCATCCACAGAAAATTACACAATCAATCCAGGTATCAATGCTTCATCAAATTCGATATCTGGTGGTTCTAAAGTATTATCAACATATAATAGAAAATACGAAAAACTATTTGCTCAATTATCTTATCTAAACTTTAGTGAAACAACAATAAATGCTGAAGTTTTCACCACAAACATTATACCAAACGATTCCAAAAATTCAAACTATATTTCATATTCTACACACGATTTTGAAAAAACATTTTTAAACGAAGAACATTTCTTCAATAATCAAAAAGTTATTTGTTCAAGAATTAACGAATTAAAAAATATTGCAACTGATGACAAAGATTCTCTGAAATATAAAATTATCTTATCTTCAGATGTTTCTTACTTATCTCCAGTTGTTGATTTGAGAACTGCAAATGTTGTAGCAGTTACTAATCAGGTAGAAAAATCATACGGTAAAGAAAACAAATATGGCAGAAGAAATCAAGTAATACAATTCTATTCTGTTTATAAATTTGGCATTCAAGGAGCTAACTCAAATACTATTAATGTTGGTGATGCTTCTAGTCCTAAGTTAGTTAAAGGTGCTCTATCACAAGCGCAAGCAGTTGTAGTTAAATTAGATACAGTAAACAGCGAATTATATGTAAAAATGTTGACGGATACATTATTAATTCCTGGCGAAACATTACAGTTTGCTTCTCAACCATCACTCACTACTGTTTCAATCACTTCTGCTGGATTATCCGAAGTAGCATTCTCATTCAACGCCAATTCAGTTGTTACTGCAATTGATAGATCAAATACTACTCAAACATATGATAATGTAATTAGTGGAAAGGTAGTATCCTGGGATTCACAGAAAAAACTTCTTACAGTTGCAAACAACAAAAATCCAATCAACAACAATTATACTTCAGCAGCAACAACTGGTTCCGATTACGCACGAATTCCAAAAACAAGTAGTAGTACCCAATCTGCTGATATTTTTAGAGTTTATGATTTACTTTCATATGAAAATCAACCATCAGATACTAAATCTTTCTTAGAAATTAAATCTATTGATTATAGTGATGGAATTTTATATGTACCTGAAATTAAGAAAAATAGTTCTTCAGTTGCAAAATATGTAACCAAAGAAATTACTCTAGAAAATATTGCAACTTGCATTGACGTGAGATTAACTGCAAATCTATATGAAATTGATGATGTCATTGTCCTTTATAAGTACAAACCATCCAACTCTCAATATAATTTTGATGACCTATCTTGGAATTATTTTAATGGAGATGGAAAACCTGACGTAGAAGTCACTCCTTCTCCAGACAACACAATTGCTGGGTACATTCAAAAACAAAGTTCTTATAAAGAATATTCATATAGTGTTTCCAGTTTACCTGAATTTGTTTCTTATGCGGTTAAAATTGTAATGAGAAGTTCAAATCCAGTATTTGTTCCAAAAATACAGGACGTAAGAATTGTTGCATCATACTGATGGATTATATCAAAGTTGCTGATCATGACTATCTGGTAAGAGATAACTCCACTGGTGCGGTTATAAATATTGATAAAAGCTCATTTGAGAATATCAAAAAATCGCGTGATGGTGTTTTCAACATAAAAAAACTGCAAAATGATGTTGAGATTTTGAAAAATGAATTATCCGAAATAAAAACCCTTTTAAGAGAATTAATCAGCAATGGCAGTTAGACAAGTATTAAAAACGAATACCTTTGAACAACAAAGGCAGATAATTAATAGTTTAGGTGCTGATGTAGGCGACGCTAGTGCTTTAACTACGAATTCTAAAATCTTAACTACTGCTATTAATGATATTGTTTCTGGTTCGCAGTACTTAGTAAATGGAACATTTACTGGAGATGTAACCATACAGGGTGGCGATATCCATGTTGAAAACATGGCTACCGATATTTGGATTAAAGACAATGTTTCAAATGCCCTTTCTGTTAGAGAAGGATCTAATCGTTATATTTCTGTAGATACAATAGATAATGCAGAATTAATAACTCTCTATAAAAATACTTTAATTGGTGGTAATCTAACCGTAAATGGTGATATTACTTTTAGAGCTGGTCAAGGAACTTCGGGTTCTATTACGTTAGGTGATTTAAACACAGATAACATTTCTTTTGGAGCAAATGTTAATTCTGATGTTATTCCAAGTACAGCAAACCAATATAATTTAGGTTCTTTAAGTAAGTATTGGTCATCTGTTTTTACTAGTGTAGTTACTAGCGGAACAAATGGTAATGTTACCATTGATCCTAATGGCACTGGTAATTTTGTATTCAAAGGCGGAGCATCTCAAAAGTTTTCCATCAACGATGGAACAAATGAAGTATTTGCAGTAGATTCTACTACTGGCAATATTTCGGCAAAGAATTTTTCTTTAGTTGACAATAATGCAACATCTTTAACATTTAAAGAAGGAGCAAATCCTTATTTAACTTTTGATACTACCGATGGTGCAGAACAAGTAATTATTCATAAGAATTTACGTGTAGATGGAACAGTAACCACTGTAAATTCAACGACAGTAACGATTGATGATAAAAATATAGAATTGGCATCTGTTGATAGTCCAACAGATGATACAGCTGATGGCGGTGGGATCACTATTAAAGGAGCTTCAGATAAGACTTTTAATTGGTATAAATCAACTGGTGCTTGGCAAACAAACCAGCCCCTGATTGTCCAAAATAATTTAAAATTATCCAATGGCACATTATCTTCAACCAATGGAACGGATGTAACTATTACTCCAGCATCAGGGAAAAATGTTGTTATTGATACTACATCTGGATTTGTAGTTCCAAAAGGAACCACTACTCAAAGACCACTAACACCTATTGCAACGGATGGACTGATTCGTTTCAATACACAAACAAACCAGATTGAAGGATTTAAAAATAACGATTTTGTATCAATATCAGACCAATTTAAGTATGGCATTTCAGCACCATCAAATTCTTTAGGAAATAATGGAGATTATTATTTCGATAAAGTAAAACAGAATTTCTATGGTCCAAAAGAAAGTGGCGTGTGGCCTACGCCAATTTGTATAAAAGAAGATAGAGTAGAAAATGTTTTATATGTTTCTAAGTCTGGCAGTGATACCTTGTATGATGGTTCTACTCCTGCCAAAGCTTATAAGACAATAAGAGCAGCTGCTATTGCCGCCAGAAGCATGACTGGTAATACAACTATCAAGGTTGCTTCTGGAGATTACTATGAAGAAAATCCAATTTATTTACCAAGAGGAACAAGTTTAATTGGAGATAACCTAAGAGAAACTATTGTAAGACCATTGAATGATGGTTTAGATATGTTCTGGGTTACTAGTGGTTGCTATGTCGCTCAAATTGTATTAAGAGATAACTACGGTGATGTATTAAATTCTGGTGATGTAGGTAGAGGATTGGGAAGATTAACATCAGGAATTAATCAATACATCAGTAAAACTACAACTACTATCAATCTATTCCCTGGGCATAATTTAACTTATGTTGGCGGAAAATATAAAGATGGTGCTAATATTTTACGTTATAAGCGTACAGATTTAATTAATTATGCATATGCTCAATTAATTGCTGGTTATCCTAGCATCGTAATTCCACCAACAAACTTCACTGGTAACTTAACCAATAATAATGCAGTTGTTGTCAATATTTCAAGCACGGTAGGAATTCAACAAGGAGATGTTGTTACAGGAACTAATATTCAAAGTGGAACCACTGTATTAAGTATTGATAGCAGCAGTCAAATTACATTATCAAAAACAGCAACTGCAACGGTAACAAATGCTTCTTTAAGTGTTCCTGGAGCAGGAAAATGTAAGAGAGATTTAGGATTAATTTTAGATGCTGTTATTCATGATTTAGATAATGGCGGAAATGTGAAGTCTGTCTTAGCAGGTCAAGCATATAGAGATGCCAATGGCAATTTACAATACATCACAACAGATTTTGTCGAAACAAAATATGCTATTGAACAATTAAGATTACGAGCAAGACAATACTTAATTGATAATACTATTCCAGCACAAGCTGGTTACTTAGCTTTATATCCAGCAGTTACAGTTGGAGATTGTTCCAGTGTTCAAACAAACTTAGATAATTTATTTGGAATAATTTCTTCTATTTTAGATGGTGCAGATGCTCCAAAAATTAATCCAGGTCCAGGATATATTTTAATAGACCAAGAATGGATAAAAATTGATTCAATTGCAAATAATGTTATTACTGTAAACACTTCTGGAAGAGGAGTGGCGAATCCTATAACAGGAGAATCTTCAGTTGCTGATTATCATCCAAATGGAGCAACAATTACACAAGGCGGAAGAGCTTTCCGTTATGCAGTAACTTATCCAGACCAATTGGGAATTTTAGGGAAAGGAAGATTAACATTAGTAAGTTCCAATCCAGTTGTAACTGGAACAAATACTAATTTCACAACATCTTGTTTTGCTGGCGGATCAATCAAAGTTGGTGCATCTTCTTATAGTATATTTTCTGTTGATAGTGATACTCAATTAACATTAGTTACTCCTCCAGGAGTAAATGTCTCTGCTTCAATCTATAATTTCATTCCACCAAAAGAAAGAGTATTTTTATCACCATATATTCAAAACTGTTCTGTAATATCAGTTTTAGGAAGATCATATTATGATTCTTCTACTGGATTATATGATGTAACAAAAACAAGAGCTGGTGGTTTGTTTATTGATGGTTATCAACTATACACAGATTCTCCACTGAAATCAATGGTTTGTGATGCATTCACACAAGTTGTTTTTGGTTCAATTGGTTTTCATTTAAAAAATGATTCTTATGCTCAGCTTGTATCCGTTTTTGAAATTTTTGAAGATGTTGGCGTTCTTTGCGAAACTGGAGGATATGCATCCGTAACAAACTCAGCAACTAACTTTGGTAATATTGCTCTTAAAGCTTCTGGATATAGTCCAAAATCTCTTCCTTTCTATGCAAATGGAAGAATATCAGCAATCGTTAATATTACCAAAACTTCATTTGCAACAAGTCCATCTTCCATTCTATCAACTACATTTACTTCTGTTTTAAGCGGTGCAAAAACAAGAGTAACCGTAAAAGTTTCGGCAAATGATATCAGTAAATTTGAAAGAGGTCAAGTATTCTCGGTTTCGGGTCACACATCAACACCATCAATAAATGGAACTGGTTATATAGTAGAAAGTGTAAAATTTAGTGATAATTATTTTACGTTTATAAAAGATACTCCATTTTTAGGAAGTTATGCTTATCCCAATTCTGGTGGTTCTACAGGAACAGTAACAATTACAAGTGGTTCTACATACACCAAAGTTACTGCTATTAACTTCCAAAAACCACCTCTAGCAAACCAAATTGTTAAGATTGACCAATTACCAGCAATGTCTGATGGTTCTCAATATATTGTCGATTCGGTTGTTACTTTCTCTCCACCAGAAGAATTAAATACCTGCGAATTTACTTTGGTACAGAGAATTCCAGATGCTGATATTACATCTGTTCCAAACAATGCTGCCATAGAACTCAGAAATCCATCTTCTGTCAATAGTTCTGGACATACCTTTGAATATGTTGGTGCTGGTATAAATTACATGGCTCTCCCAGCAAATGGCGGAAGAGCTATAGCAGCAAACCAAGCAGTAGAAATTAATTCTGGTAAATGTTATGTTTCTGCTACAGACCAAGATGGTAATTTTACAGTAGGTCCTAATTTTAGTGTAGACTTAAGAACAGGAAAAGCAACATTTACTGGTGCTGTTGCAATTGGTATATTAGATTCTCTACAACTAAAAGGTTCACCTGGAGTTCCAATTTTAGCATTTTCTACTGATAACGACCTTGGTGGTTCTTCAGGAAGATCTGATGTTGTATTACCAACTCAAAAAGCAGTTAGAGATTTTGCAGTAAATAAATTAGGCAATTTCTTTAATCTTCAAGTAGGTACTTCCAGTCAATCTGGTCTTGTAGTACAATTAGATTCTAGTGGTAAAATTAATAGAGACCAATTACCACCTCAAGAACCATTCAATGTTTATGTTGTTGACGTAGAAGCAGAAAGATTAGTTGATGCAATTCCAACATTAACTAAAACTGTAGTTTCACACACTGTTGGAAGCAATGTAATTTATTTAAGTGATTTGTCCAAAGTTCAAAATGGATATTTTGTAATTGGAACAAATGTTCCTCTTAATGGATTAACCTACGCAAGAGTTGCTTCATATGATGTAGTAGCAAATTCAATTACTTTGGATCTTCCTGGTTCTGCTTTTACTACTCAAATAACAGGAACAATTACAATTAAAAATTCGGTTGCATTAAAAGTTGGTGACTTCGTTGTTCAGCAAAACACTGCAAGTCCACCATCAAGATCTTATATTTTAGCAACTCTTCCTGCTACTGTCAGTAGTCATTGGCAAGTTATTTCTTCTGACCAATTAGATGCTTCACAATTGGTTAGTGGTACTGTTTCTCCTGCTAGATTGGGAACTAGATTAGCAAATGAAAATACTTTCTTATCAGGACTAAGTAAATATGTTCCTCTACCAAAAGGTGTAAGATCTGTTGTCAACAGCGTAAGTAATACTCCTGTTCTTAATATTGGTAGTGATGGTCCAATTACCGTAAAAACCACTGGCGTATCAAAGAGCATTTCTTCAGCATTTTATTCTGCAGGATTATTTACTTTTAATACATCATCTGCACATGGACTAACAACTGGAGATTATGTTGAAGTAGATGGAGTGCTTCCAGGGTCTTATAATGGTTATTATCAAGTTACAGTTGTCAATACAACCAGATTTACTGTTCCATCTGCAGTTAACCCAGGAATTTATCAATCTGGAGGAACAGTAACTTCGGGTACTCCATACAAAACTGGATTCTTAGATGTTGATGTCAATGTTGCTAAATTCTCCCTAGGTCAATCTTCAGGAACTAGTGAATATGGTATTGCTAGTTTTGACTACAATACTTTTGAAATGCTGGAGTCTACTGGTTATTCAGTAACTCTAAGAGATAAAGGAGTTTCTTTAGCAAAATTACAAAACATTGCTCCAAGAACTATTCTTGCAAATAATTTCTACAGCGAGCAAAACGTTTCTTCAATTCCTATCAGAGGACTTGTTGCGGAAATATTTGAATATGAAACTATTCCAAATGGAAGTGGAATATGGGCAATAAACGAAAGAGTTACAAGTAGAAGTTTAGGAACATTACCAACTCTTCAAATGGTAAATGGTCAATCAGTTAAATTTATTATGTCTTCTTCAAACACTGGTCACCCAATGTTTATTACTACTGTTCCAGGTCAAACAGGAACTAGAAATAGTCCACCCCCCTCTGTTTACAACACAGGTGTTACTACATTTGCAAATAGCGTCACAAATACTGGAAGTGGTTTTGATATTGGAGAATTAGTAATTACTGTGTCGCAAGATACACCAGCAATTTTATATTATCAAGACGGTTCTAATGCAAATAATTATGGTGTAATTAATATCACCAACGTTAGAAGTTCTTCAACTACAGTAAATCAAACTTTCTCTACTCTTGCACCTGTTCTAATAGATGCTTTCTCTGCAAAAGATATACAAACAGCCAAGTACATTATTCAAATTGTAAATAATTATGTTGGACCAAGCAATTTAAATTATCTGGAAACAAAATACATTCATTCAACAGAAATTATGATTGTACATGATGATACAGATGTTTATATTACAGAATATGCTGTTTTACAATCAGATGAAAAATATTTGGGAGATTTTACGGCAACAATGAGTTCTGGTTCAGTTAATTTATATTACACACCAAGAGCAGTAAATGGCATTCCTTCAAATCCTCCTGCTGGTTTTGCATCAGTACTAACAAATATTTCAAACACTGTAAAAGTAAACAGAAACTTCATTACCTAAATAATTTGTCTCGTAACTATATTGTTTAATTTTATGGATTCTGATACTTTGAGAGTTAACTTCAATAATCAATTGAAAGAAACTGAAGGGCAAATTGCTAAATTGAAAGGAGAATTAGAAAAACTAGAAGAGTACAAATTAAAACTTCTAGGTGGTCTAGAAACTTTAGACCTTCTTTCTAAATCAGACGATACTGTAGAATCGTCTATTGAAGAATAATTGTTATAAATAAGTATATCAAATCTAGCAGAAGGGGAGAGTGAACCTTCATGGCAACGTCTAATAAGGCGTTTGTCGTTAAAAACGGCATCGTCGTACAAAATCAAAATACGTTACAACTAAGGCAACTAGAGTCAAACGGTATTAATTCTGTTTCCTTACGAGCGCCATCTTCTCTTTCTGCTAGCTATACTTTAACACTACCATCCACTTCTGGGGTGAATAGACAGGTGTTGCAAACTGATGGAACAGGAGTTCTATCATGGTCAACACCTATTTTTATTGAAGACGTTTTGGCATTAGCCGTAGCATTAGGTTAAACATATGGCAACTAATTCATTTAAGTCAAGAGTATCGTCTGGTGTGGGAACTACTTTTACAAGTATTTACACCACTCCAGCTAGTACATCAACAATCATGATTGGATTGAATTTAGCATGTGTTGTAACATCATCAATTACTGCTAATGTTCAAATCGTAAAATCAGGCGGAAGTACAGTTTATTTGATTAAATCAATTCCTATCCCAACAGGAGCATCATTTGAAGTTCTTTCTGGACAAAAAATAGTTTTGGAAACTGGAGATCAAGTACAAGTTAATTGTAATACTGCAAGCGGTATGGACGTAATTATGAATTTCCTAGATATCACTAGTTAGTAAAACGTTATGGCATACTTAGGCATAAGTCCAACAAGAACAGATAATAGAAAATTAGATACTCCTTTACAGAGAGTATCTGATTCTGGATATGGTTTTAATGGAACTGCAACCCAGTTTTATTTGACCATCGAAACAAATCCTGTTTATCCAGATTCGGAATTACTATTAAATGCTGTTTTAAACGGATCAACTCTCAATCCAAAAGTTGATTTCTTTATTCAAAGTAATATAATTACTTTTACCACTGCTCCTGCAAGTAACGCTGTATTTTTTGGAATCCTCGGTGATAGAGTTTCTCTCAATAAACCAGGAACAGATACAGTAACTACAGCAACTATTAAGGATCAAGCAGTTACTACTGCAAAGATTGCAGATAATGCAATTACAAGTGATAAAATTGCTCCTGGAACAGTAATTGCATCTGATGTTGCAGATGGCGCAGTAACAACTTCAAAATTAGATGGAACTCCTGGTTCCGAAGCAGTTACTACTGCTAAGATTAGAGATTTAAATGTTACTACAGGAAAGATTGCTGATACAGCAGTAACTACTGGAAAAATTGCTGATGGTGCAATTACCTCAGCAAAAATCGCAGATGGTACAATTGTTACTGGAGATATTGCTGATGGTGCAATTACCTCAGCAAAAATCGCAGATGGTGCAATTGTTACTGGAGATATTGCTGATAGTTCTATCACTTCAGCAAAAATTGTTGATGGCACTATTGCTACAGTAGATATTGCTAATAGTGCAATCACCACAGCAAAAATTGCAGATTCTAATATTACATCAGCAAAAATTGCTACTTCTGCAGTAACTCCAGACAAACTTAATTTAACTGTAACTTCAGACCCTGCTTCTCCAGTTGATGGTCAATTTATTTGGAATACATTCACAAATGTTCCAAAAATATACAATTCTGATACCTCTTCCTGGAACCAAATTATTACAGATGCTTCGGCAGGAACATTGGTTGGATGGAATTATCTTTCCTCAATCCCCGTAAAATTCAACAATTATACCGATGTAACGACAGGATTATCTCCACAGACAACTGTTAATGATTATGTTTATGGAAATGCCAAGCACGTAATTGTTTCAAATGGTGGAAAAATTTTAACATCAACCAATTTAAGTTCTTGGACTACTGCTACAACAGGAACGTCAAATAATTTCAATACCATTTCTTGGTCTACACCATTCTATGTTGCTGGTGCAAGCAACAATGTTATTTCCACCTCAAGTGATGCTGTTACGTGGAATACTACTAATGGACCATTTACTTCAAATGGCGCCGATATTGTTGCTAGTATTTTTGCTAATGGAAGATATTTGTTGGGTTCTTCTTTTGGAAACATTGCTTATTCACTAGGTTCCACGACCTTTACTTCAACTGTAAGTAATATAAGTTCTGCTATCAATTCATTTGCTTATGGAAATGGAGTTTATCTAGCAGGCGGAAGTTCTGGAGAAATATCAACCTCGGTTGATGGTGCAACGTGGACTTCTAGATATAATATTGGCGGTTCGAAAAAAGTATTTGTTTCTTACGGAAATTCTAAATTCTTAGCTTTAGTTTCAAATACATCTAATGGTAATGTTGATGTTTTGACTTCTACAGATGCAGTTACTTGGACAACAGCTATAAGTAATCCATATAATATAACAAACGTAGGTATTAATAGTTTATATTATTCTTCAGTTTCTCAAGCTTTTGTGGTCACAACTTCTTCTGGTGCATCTTATCGGTCATCTGATTTTGTTGATTGGGCTTTAATTGCTGCTCCAGCTTTATCTCTTGGTGTTTCTATCAATTCAATTGAAACAAAATTTGCATTAGTAGCATCAACGGAAACTTTATTTGTATTTGGTCAATTAAATAACAATTCTGTTTTATCTCCATATTTAACATACACTACTTGGGTTGTTCCTTCTACAACATTATCATCAAATAAAAATTATATACTTGACAGTAATTATGGTGCATTTACTTGTTACATGCCACCAAATCCAAGTGTAGGAGACGTGGTTGCTTTTGCAGATGGTTCGAATACATGGTCAACATATAATGTTACTCTTAGTGCATCACCCAAAAACTTTTTAGTTAATACGGGTTCTACAGACAATACATTAATATTAGATTACACAGGTGTATCAACAAGCATAATTTGGACAGGAAACTATTGGAGGGTATTCTAAATGGCTATCAACTTAAGCAACTTAATAGGAGGAGGTTCTGGTTCTTCAACTGGAACAGTAATTGGAGAATTTCATGCATTATCAAGAACTGCTGATGGTATGTTGGTTTATACATTATTAGATGCTTCAGCAACTAGTGATGTTATTAATGTCAAAACATCTCAAGCAGCAGGTCAATTTAATAATATAACTGATGATTATGTTGCAGCAATTCCATCTGGAAGAGCAAAACAAAATTTAAATGGAGTCGGTGATTTAAATTATGCGAATGATAAATATCAACAGTATAGATATGATACTAGGAAAGTGAGATATTTCATCAGTAACGGAAACATGTACGCAAGACTAAACGGAAATTATTCTTACACAGGTCCCAAATAATAGGAAAAAACAATGGCAGATTTTAACTTAGGAAGACTAAAATTTAACTGGAGGGGTGCTTGGTCGGCTACCACTGCTTACGTTATTGATGATATCGTAAAGTTTGGTGGTAATACTTATATTTGCATAGCTAACCACACTTCTGCAGCATCGGAATCGGCTTGGTATACCACCGATACAGCAAACTGGAACGTTCACGTTCCTGGATACGAAGTAAAAGGATCATGGACAGCATCAACTTTTTATAAGTTGAACGATTTAGTTACTTATGGAAATACAGTGTATTACTGTACCACACAACACACATCATCTTCAACTTTCGATGCTTCCAAATTTACAATTTATTTACAAGGATTGAAATGGGAAGATAGTTGGAGTTCATCAACAGAGTATCAACCAGGAGATATTGTAAGCTACGCTGGTTATACTTACACCGCAAAAACAATTAATACAAACGTTGCTCCAAACACAAGTAATACTGCTTGGGGACTTTTAATTAAAGGTCTCAACACTGCTGGAACTTGGAGTGGTTCTTCTTCTTATAAAGAAGGTGATGTCGTTCAATATGGTGGGTATCTTTTTGTTTGTATTGTAGCAAATACTGGAGTTATTCCTACTGCTGATATTACAAAATGGACTCAGTTCCAAACTGGTATTAAGTGGGTAGGAAACTGGAGTGCTGTTACCGATTATCGTTTAGGCGAAATCGTTTATTATAATTCATCTGCTTACATAAATATTCAAGAATATGCATATGCGACTGCAGGTGCAAAACAACCAGATGTGAGCCCAGCATATTGGTCATTATTCGCTTTAGGTAGTGGTACTAATAGTCTCAATACCTCTCAGTTAAAAGCAGCAGCTTTATCTTACGCTGTAACTTTTTCACTTTAATTTTCACTTTCATTTAAGAACAACGGAGAAATAAAAAAAAATGGCTAGAAAATTAATCAATGACTATACGTTTAATAAAGCTGCCAGACAGGTAACTATAAACGGTAACGTCTCTACAAAAAAACTACTACTTATCAATAACCTAACTGCTGGGGCGACTATCTTCAACCCAACAGATTCTACTGCAAAAGTTACAGCAACTTCTTATAGTAGCACTGCTGATACTACAACTTTTACGTTGCAGTATGATACTACTGGTATGAGCAATACCGATACTCTTCAAATCTTCACTGAAGATATGGAAGGGGTTGTGTTCAAACCACAAGAATCACTCCTAGACCCTGTTCACAAACTACGTGTTTCTGAACCAAACACCCTTATTCAAACTGACTTTGAATATGGTCTACAGGCAATTAAGTGGGAATCACTACAAAGATCCAACAACGTTCCTGGTTTCTATTCAAACCTTGGTGATACCCCACTTTCAAACATCTCTGATGTTCAAACAAACGGAACAAGCACAATCACTGTTCTTTGTACTTCTTCGCATGGTCTAACTTCAGGTACTCCTATTGATGTTCGTGGTTTAAACAACCTAACTGCAGAAGGTACTTTTATTGTTCGCAAAACAACTGATAATACATTTACTTATGATTGTGGTTTTGTACAACCAGGAACTACAACTGTTCCACAAAGTATTGTAACTTCTTATACTACCGTAACTTCTGGTCGTTTCTACGTTCAGTGTGCTATTCCTTTCGATAACTCAACAACAGTAGATGAAGGTCCAGTTATTACTGATGCTGCTTCTCCATCGACTTTAACTGTTTCAACTCCATACAAGCATGGATTCAAACAGGGTTCTCCTTTCTATCTAACAAATACGTTATCAAACAAGAGACTAGGATTTGCTGCTTCTTCAATTATTTCTGCTGGTAACGTAGATGATAGAGTTTCGTACCCACTAGATACTGGTTACTTCAATCCTTACGAACCAGTCCATAATGGAACATCATTAAGAACTATCACTGCTCCAGGTGCAATTGATATCACTGGTACTGGTGCAAACCCATATTCAATTACAATTCCAAACCATGGTTTAAATACTGGAGACCCTATTACATATCTAGGTTCAACAGGTTCACATCCAACAATTGCAGCTGTATCAACTGGTGAATTCAGCGTTGCTGCTGGTAATCTTCCAACTTGGAATAATGGTAACAGCACCGCAAACAGCGCAGTTTTCTATGCTGTGGTTTTAGACCAAGATACAATCAGATTGGCAACCAACCCTAAAAATGCTTACAATGGTGATGTTTTAGTACAATTCACGGTTGCTGGTACTGGCACCTTAACTTTCAGTTTATTCAATAAAAGAGGAACTGATATTGCTTCAAGTATCACCAAAGTTGATATTGTTAATGGACAATCAGAAATAAAAGTTACTCTTGCTACTGGTACTACCAACAAATCATTAGGTATTTACCCAGAAATGCAATTCACCATTGATGGTACTGGTGGTGCTCCTGGAACAACTAATGGTTTGGTTGATGGTGTCTTCTATGTAATGTCAACTCCATCGTACTATTCTGCTAACCCATACAGAGAAACTGATAACTTCTTTATTCTCAAAGGTCCTACTGGAAGTGCTGCAACTTTTGTTCCTGCTTCGTTGTCAACAAGAACAGTTACACTATCTAATACTGCTTCCTCAACAAACACTCTGATTAGAAACAAACTTTTTGAATCAACCGTAACACCAACAATTAGTAGTGTTTCTGGTTCGACATTAACTGTTTCCGCTCTCACAAACTTAGCGAATGGTGACCTTCCAATTCGTCCTGGTTCAACTGTAAGATTTACTGCAGTTGGTTCAATCACTGGTATTACCGCTGGTACTACATATTGGGTATCTGCTGTAACATCAACTTCAATTACTCTATCCTCAACAAACCCAGCGATTGCAACTACAGCATTAACTCTCGGTGGTACTCCTGGTGTTGCTGCTGCTAAAGTATTCACACAAGGTATTCGTTGTCAAGTTCATGATGCTACTGCTTCATGGTTAAACCACATGCGTGCATCTATTCATGATTTTGCGTCGATTACTGCAAAAATGTTTACTCGCGAGTGTATAAAGAGCGGCACCGATACAATCTTCATTAAGAACCACGGTTTAGTATCTGGTGTTCCTGTAATGTATGTTGGTGCTGGTAATACATGGACTGGTGGAAGCCCCCCAACAGAAGCTGCAGCAAACGCAGGTATTTACTACATCTCACCACAAGATAATGATAGAGTTCAGATATATTCATCTATCACCACTGGTGGTTCTGGTCCTTATGGTTCTAGTCCAACAACCTTAGTAAACTTCACCACTGCAAATACTTGGGCAGGTGGTGTTTATGCATTGCATCCAGGATTTGATATCAGTAACTTTACTCAAGCTGCTGGTGGTAGTGGACAAGGACGTGACCGCGTTATAGGTACATTCTCGAACTGGCCTTCATATCTAACAGAATCTGCACAAATTTGTTTGAAATTAGGAACAGGTTCTTCGTTTGCTGGTAATGGACTTACTGATACTCCAAATACATATGCTTCATTCCAAAAATATTATGCAAGAACAGTTATCAACAGTGGTCCTATTTCCAGCGCCGCTGAATTCTCCGTCAGTTTAGCGGATACAACTTCACCAATTAACTTTACAGCTACTGCTACTGTGGGTGCTGGTAGATTCTTTGGTATGAGAATCAAAGAAAACACTTATTCGAACAGTTTCTATCTACCATTCCATGGTGGTGTTGCGGGACAAAGAACTTCATATAGCATTTCTGGTTCATTTACTGGAGGTACTACCGATACTCAATCAACTTATCCAGGAACCACTGGTTTCCCTGGTCCTCTATTTGATTACATCACAGACTCAACTGGTGTATCATGGCCAAGAGTTTATATGACCATGACTCAAGCAACTGCTGCTATCACTGGTTTAACTTCTGGTAGCAAATATTATATGGTTCCAATTACCGATAATATTTTCAAAGTTCAAGCATATGTTTCATCTACTCTACCAACTGGTCAACCAACAATTCAGTTCTCACAATCAAACACTGCTGCCCAAGCAACAACATCTGTAGCTGGTCCTCTTGGAACCACTCAGATTAAGTTTGCTAACTCTGCTGTTTCAAACCAAAATGGTAACAGAATTATTGTTCCCGTTGAGTCTCAAGTATTAGTTGAAGGTGATGTTGTACGTTATGAAACAGCTGGTAACCCTGAAATTGGTAGTGCTTATGCTGGTGCTCCAGGTTTGGTCAATGGTAACGAGTTCTTTGCAAAGAACGTCAATAACAACGTTATTCTTTCAACATCTCTTTATACAGTAGGTGCTGTTGATGCAACTGCAACAACAATCACTTTAAACACAAGTGTTGGTACTAACATTTCACAAGGTAATACCCTTTATACAGGTAAATATCTAAATGAAAAACTATTAGTCACAAACGTAAGTGGTTCAACAATTACTGTCACAAGAGGTTATTCAAGCACAGTTCCTTCTGTTATTCCTGATGGTACTCCAATCTACAAAATTCATGGTTCGTTCCAATTAGTTGTAAGAGAAACAGCAACTCCAAGAACATTTAGCGTTACCAGTGGTAATACCAGTCAAGGTAATGATACTTGGACATCAACTGGTCATAACCTAAGAGTTGGTGAAACTGTTTATATTGTAGGTTTCTCAACATCTGGTGCAATCACTGATACGATTACTGCTACTTCGGTAAACACAACAGCTCCTCTAAGAGCATATTATGCCATCTATGTTGATGCTAACACTTTCCAATTAGCAAGTTCAAAAGCTGCAGCATACGCTGGTTTCCCACTTGATATCACAGCCGCTGGTTCTGGTGGTAGCTGGACATTCACCCAATACTATGATGCTATTCCATTAAGTTCTGGTGCATCTGGAACACATTACCTAACTGATCTTTCTTCAACAGGTAATATTGATGGCATCTTTAATGCTTCAGGAACACCTTCATCAACTAAACTTACCTTTAATCCTGGTTATCAAATTAACTACAGAGATACAACTTTTGACCCAGCAAGAAATATTGATTTAAAAACTGGTACAATTTATTATCAAGCACACGGATTCCAAACTGGAATGCGTGTTAACTACAGCAAAAATAACCTACTATATGAAATTGGTAGAGCAGCAACTGCACATCCAAGAGCTGGTTATACTGCATTGAATGATATCCAACTTACGGGTATTTCGACAACTGGTACTCAAGTAACATATACTTACAGCACAGTTTCTTCTGGTTCACCATTTGATATTGTACCAAACCAGTCAATTAACGTTTATGGCGTTACAGTTGGTGGTAGTACAAATAATGGTTACAATGGTACATTTACTGTAGTTTCTTCTACAAATACCAGTGTTACTGTAAACAACACTACCACAGGTGGTTCACCAGTTATAACTAATGGTTTCGTTGCAAACTCTCTTTATGTAATTCGCAAGAACTTGGATCAATTCCAACTTGCTTATACCAAGGCAGATGCTCTTGCAGGTAACGCAATTCAAAACTTCTCAACTACTGGTACAACGGGTGCTGGTCATACGTTCAGAACCTATGATGTAACAGGAGAAATTTTGGGTAATGGTGTTGCAACTGTTGTAGCAAGAGACCAAGTTATCAATGGTTCTTCAACTTCAGCAACCAATGGTATTTCTGCTGCTTCTTGTAGAATTAACTATACCTCACATGGTTTCAGCACTGGTGACAGAATCATCTATCAGGTTTGGGGTAATGGTGTTGCGATTAATGGTCTTATCTCTGGTAAGCAATACTTTATTAACAACACCCAAAACCTCACAACCTCAAGAGGTGGTGCTGGATCTGGTCAGCAGGCTAACCAGTTCTCACTCCACAACTCATGGGTAGGTGCTTATACAAACACTGATTTGGTAACAATCTTCGGTGTTGGTCAAAGTACACTTCACCAGTTTAAAGTTACCAACCCAACAATGGTTGGTACGATATATAAAGGTGATTGGAACTCCGCTGATAACTACGTTTATGGTGACGTTGTTCAGTTCCGTAATGCTTATTACATGGCTGTTTCTGGTAATACTGCCAACTATAACAACAACGCCCAACCAACTGCTGATTCCTCAGGTTACTTCAACCTAAACTGGATGCTTCTCCCACCACTTCCTTCATACTCTACTAAGTTCTTAACTCAGTACAGAGGAAATGATACGGTTACGCTATCTGGTAAAAACTGGGTAACAACTCCTTTCTTTGCTGGTTCTGCAGCAAACACTACAACTGGTGTATTCAACGTTTCTTCTCATGGTTTAGCAACTGGTGATGCTGTATTCTACAGAACTGATGCTCATGGTGGCAACCACCAAGGTTCAAACGGTAGCTTCAACGAATATGTAAGCAACACACCACAACCTGCTCACACAAACATGATTGCGAACCAGATTTATTATATAAACGTTATTGACTCAAGTAACTTCACAATTCACACATCTCCTTCAGGTGCATTTATTGGTGGTTCTTCTGGTACTGGTGCTGACCAAGTTATCCCTGGCAACCAACCATCTGGTTCTTACTATAGATTTGAGAAATTAGAACCTTGGACATGGAACATGAACGTGATTGCGGTTAACACCGATTCACAGATGATTGTTTCTGACCCATATCCTTCTGTTCAAATTATTTTCAACCCACAATCAACCGTTTATTCAGTATCTGGTTTAGCAACTCCTGTTGTTAACATTGATAGAAACGAACTCTATCTACCTAACCATGGTTTACAAACTGGCGTTAAGGTTTACTATTCTGCTGGTTATGGTATTGGTAACGTTATTGGTGGTCTTGGCGAAGGTTCTACTTATTATGTAATTAAAGTTAATGATAATGCTATTCGTTTAGCATCTACAGTTGCTAACGCTTTCAGATTAAACTCTGATGTTACTTTGACAAGCACTGGTGCTGGTTTCAACCACTACTTAGTTGCCGCTTCATATTGTGGTAGTTCATATGTCCGTTATCAGTCCAGCGGTACATTAGCAACTGATACTGGTTTCTTCACATCAAACAACTATCTATATTCTGCACAAAACAGCTCAAACATTGCTGCTGGTGTAATTCAAGCACTTCCATTCATCTATCAAACACAAATGTTTGTAAGACCAAGCTGCTTGAACATTCACAGACCTTTTGATGGTGGCATTCAGATTCAATCTGGACCATATCCTCAGGTTTCTATCGTAAGACAGACACGTAAGTATTTCCGTTATCAGTCAGGTAAAGGCTTCCAGTATTCAACTGGTATTAACTTCAGTCCTGCTCTTGACGTTGCTTACATCACTCATGATGGCACACAATACGCAACTGTTGTAACTCGCTTCCCACATAACCTTTCTGCTAATAACAGAATCAACTTTGATCCACCAAATGCTGGTGCTTATAACAGAACTGACTTAGGTATTCAGGTATCTTCTGGTAGTGCTGCTCCATATTATACTCCATCAAATGGTCTATACTTTACTGTATATGATGTTCAAGATGCATTTACATTCCGTTATGCAACAAATGGTATTCCTACTGATTTAGCACCTTCTGGTTATCCAAAACTATTTGTTTATTCTTGGACTGGCGCATATTCACGTTGTGGTATGTTTGATGACCAAAATGGTCTATTCTTCGAGTATGATGGACAAAACCTCTATGCTGTAAGAAGAAAGTCAACTGACCAACTCTCTGGTGTTGTTACTGCAACTAACAAGTCTAACGTTATTGTTGGTTCCCAAACTAAGTTCACTAAACAATTAACTGCTGGCGATAAGATTGTTATTCGCGGTATGACTTATAAAGTTACTTCTGTTGATAGCGATACTAATATCAGTATCTCACCATCATACAGAGGAACAACCAGAAGCAACATCGTAATGTGTAAGACATTTGATATCAAGGCTCCAACTTCTTCTTGGAATATTGATAAGTGTGATGGAACAGGTCCAACAGGATATATTCTAAACATCAACAAACAGCAAATGGCTTACATTGACTTCTCTTGGTATGGTGCTGGTAAAGCACGCTTTGGTTTCAAAGCAACTACTGGTCAAGTCTTCTATTGCCATGAGTTCATTCATAACAACAAAGAGAACGAAGCATATATGAGATCTGGTAACCTACCAGCAAGATATGAAGTTGAAAATGGAGATAATCCAACATATTATCCTTCTATCTACCACTGGGGTGCTTCAGTTATCATGGACGGTAAGTATGAAGATGATAAAGCATATCTCTTCACGGTTGCTTCTGGTTCCGCAGGTTCTGATACAATTTCAATTGCTGGAGGACTTGCGGGTACAGTTGTTCCTGTTCTATCCTTACGTCTTGCACCATCAGTCGATAGTTCACTTGTTGGACCAATTGGTGAAAGAGACCTAATCAATAGAATGATTATCACCCTCAATGACTGCGGTGTTGTTATTGGTAACGCAAGCAACAAACCTGCTTCGGTTCGTCTCATTCTGAATGCTAACTTGTCTCAGTCAGCATACTTCGCTAACTACGGCGTTCCTTCGTTGACTCAAATCATCAAGCACACTGGTGCTGCTAATGATACCGCAACTGGTGGTCTCACCGTTTATGAATTCCGTGCTGCTACTGGTTCACAGGTTACTGCTGACCTTTCTGCTCTTACTGAAATCGGTAATAGTATTCTCGGTGGTGACTTTGTATATCCAAATGGTCCAGATATTCTAACTCTGGCTATTGTTCCTACAGATACCGCAGCTGTTACTACATGTACTGCTCGTATTTCCTGGAAGGAAGCACAAGCTTGATTTTCAAATCAAGTCTTACGAGAGGGGGGCAACCCCCTCTTTTTTTATAAATATCTTTAGGAAATAAATACGGGACTGGTAAATGTCAGCATCAAAGCCAGCAACACGAGAAGAATTAAAACAATATTGCCTAAGAGAATTAGGTGCTCCAGTTTTACAAATCAACGTTGCAGATCAACAATTAGAAGATCGTATTGATGAAGCTCTTCAATATTTCCAAGAGCGTCATTTTGACGGAATGGATAAAATGTATCTAAAGCATACATTAACACAGGCAGAAGTAGATAGATTTCGTTCAAATAATATTACTCATACTGCTCCAAATGGAGATACATGGACTGAAAGAGGAAACTATATTGACCTACCAGACCACATCATTGGTGTTGAAAAAATCTTTGGTGTAACATCAAGTAGTATTCGTGGTGACCTTTTTGGTATTGAATATCAAATCTTCCTCAATGACCTTTACGCTTTTGGTTCAATTGATATTCTAAATTACTATATGGTTAAGAGTTATATTGAAACCCTTGATATGGTTCTGAATACTGGTGCCCTGATTCGTTTCAGATTTACCAAGAGAGATGGTCGCCTCTATATTGACTACGACCCACAAATGCTGACAAAAGATAAGATTCTTATTATCGAATGTTATAGAGCATTAGATCCAACAGACCTCACAAAGATTTGGAATGACTTCTGGTTGAAGCGTTATACAACTGCTCTATTCAAGCGTCAGTGGGGTCAAAACCTCATCAAGTTCAACAACGTTCAATTACCTGGCGGTGTGTCTTACAACGGACGCCAGATTTATGAAGACGCTATTGCAGAGATAGCAGATATTGAGAGCAAGATGATTTCTGATTATGAGTTACCACCACTAGATGCTATTGGATAATGCCAAGTATTAAGAGCCCATACTTCACCGAATATGGTGGAAACTCAGACGAACAGAATCTAGTCCAAGATTTAGTTGACGAGCAGATTCAACTATTTGGACAGGAAGTGATTTACGTTCCCAAGACGATGTTGTATGACAGAACCTTGGCGGATATCGTTATGAAAAAGTATGAAGATTCCGTGATGATTGAAATGATGCTAATCAATGTCGAGGGATTTGGTGGTTCGAGTGCGGTTACGATGACTAAGTTTGGTCTCAAATTAACAGACGAAATTACTTATGCTGTCTCAAAAAGAAGATGGATTAATTATGCAGAATCAGAAATTGATACTTATATTCCAAACAGACCGAATGAAGGTGATTTAATTTATGTTCCAATGACAAAGAACTTATACGAAATTAAATATGTAGAAAGAGAACTCCCATTCTATCAGTTAGGCAAGAACTACACATTTACTTTGAGTTGTGAACTCATAGAAAATGCAGACAACTACTTCAATACTGGCAATGCAACGATTGATGATTTGAAAAAAGAAGCATATGTATTCCCAGTCAATCTCAAAAGTGGTGGTACTGGTGCTTTCATTGTTGGCGAAAAAGTATCACAAACTTATACGATTGATGGCAACCCAGTTACTGTTGAAGCAACTGTTGCGGATTGGGATCCAACGAACAAAAAACTAAAGTTAACCTATATAAATGGTGCTTTACAACAAAATCTACCATTAATAGGAGAAGATAGTGGTGCAACTTGGGATGTTGATACATTCTCAACTCTTGACTTCCAAGTTGATAACTATGACTTTGCTGAGAACAAATGGTATGAAGATGAAGCTGATCAGATTATAGATTTCAGCGAAGGCAATCCGTTTGGTGAGTTTGGAGATATGGGAGTATTCTGATGTTAGGAAAACATTTTTACCACGAGATTATTAAAAAGAATGTAAAGGCATTCGGAACAGTATTCAACAATATTGAGATTGTTAAAACTGATCCTAATACTGGTGATGTTCAACGTATTGAAAAGGTAGCGTTAGCATATGGTCCAAAGAGTAAATTTCTTGCTCGCTTAGAACAGGATCCAAATACTGAAAGAAAAATTAGTATTACGATGCCTCGTATTGCTTTTGAGATGGTTGGTTTATCTTACGACCCAGCCAGAAAAACATCACCAGTTCAAAAGTATCTGAACCAAGATGGGCAGCAAACAAAGGTTCAGTATATGCCTGTTCCTTACAATCTAAGTTTTGAACTTGGTATTCTCTCACGCACACAGGATGATGCTCTACAAATCCTAGAACAGATT